GTGGACTTATTGATAGTGATGAATATAATAAAAAACTAAAGGAATTTAAGAAAAAATATAATATCAAAGATTAATTACTAAGCACTTAGGCGACTAGGTGCTTTTTTATTGCAAAAATTGTCGAACTGTGGACATTAAACAGAGGATATAACAGTCGTACAGGACTTAAAACAGGAGGATTTTAAATGGCAGATATGGATAAAACTTTTACTCAAGAAGAAGTAGATAAAATGATCAATGACAGATTAGCAAGAGAGAGAAAGAAATTTGATACTGAAAAGAAAGAGCTAGAGAGAAAGCACAATGAAAGTATTGAAGATTATGAAGAAAGAATAAAGACTGCTAATATGACAGCTGAAGAAAAATTTAAACTTGAGCTTGAGAAAAGGGATAAACTGATTGCTGAAAAAGATGGAGCTCTAAATAAAATTAAAGTTGATGGTATTAAAAGATCTGTTCTTTCTAAATATAAACTACCTGAAAAGTTTATGTCTAGAATTTCAGGAGAAACAGAAGAGGATATTGAAACTTCAGTAAAAGAGTTCAATGAAGTAATGGGAGAGTATATCAAATCCCAAGCAGGAGGAACACCTACTAATTTAGAAGGTGGGTCTAAAACTGATAAAAAACTTGAAACAAGCAGGTTTGATGACATTTTAAATGGAAGATTATAAGGAGGAATAATATATGTCAATAGCATTAACAGAACAATTTGCAGAAAAAGTAGATGAAAGATATCATCCAATTTCAGTCACAAATGCAGGAACAAACCAAAATTATAATTGGGATGGAGCTAAAACAATAAAGGTTACATCAATTGGAACAGTTGAAATGCAAGATTATACAAGATCAAAAGGGTATGGAGCTGTTGAAACTGCTGATGATTTATCAAATGAAATTCAAACTTTAACACTTACTAAAGATAGATACTTTAGAGCTAAACTTGATAAGATGGATGAGAATGAAACTAAAATCAAAGGGGAAGAAGTATTAGCAAGACAATTAAGAGAAGTTACTATTCCTGAGATTGAGGCTTATAGACTTCAAGTAATGTGTAAAGCTATCACTGATAATACACAAGCTATTGAGCAAACTAAAGGAGTATACGAACATTTCTTAGAAGCTAATGAAAAATTAGATGATTTATTTGTGCCTCAAGTAACTAGAGTTGCTTTTGCAAATCCTAAATTTATCAACGCTTTAAAATTAGATCCAAACTTTATTAAAGCTTCAGATCTAGGGCAAGAAATGTTATTAAGAGGACAAGTTGGACAAGTTGATGGAATCCCTATCATAAAAACAAATGCAGCTTGGTTAAAAGATGATGAAAGTGGAACTAACAAATTTGATTGTATTATTGTAGATAAAAATGCAACTGTAGCACCAATCAAACTTGCTGAATATAATGCAAATAGAGAACACCCTGACTTCTCAGGAACAGTATTCCAAGGAAGATTTTACTATGACTGTTTTGTTTTAAACATGAAAAAAAAAGGACTTGTTGGAATAAAAAAAAAGTAGCAGCAGCGGCATTAACTAGAAAAAGTACTAAAAAAGCAGGTGAAAAGGCATGAATGAAATTATAAATAATATTTATCATTGTCTTAAAGAACTTGTTGATGTTAATGATGAAACAAAAATGCTACTCAATATAAGAATTCAAGTAAGAAAGTGTCTAAATTATATGAATAGAAATGACTTTCCTGAGGAGCTAGTAGAACCTTTGGCAGAGGCAATAGCTTTAGAGTATCTTGAAAGCTCTGAAAAGGAAGTTAAAAGAGTTACAGCAGGTGATACCAGCATTGAATACAACACAGGTAGTTCTGCTGAGGATAGAGTGACAATCTCTATGAGAGAGCAATTAAACAGGTATAGGAGAGTGGGGACTATTGGGAATATTAAAATCAAATAAAGGATTAGAAGTTCTATATACTGACACCTTTTCTATCTATAGACCCACTCTTGTTAAAGATCAATGGGGAGGATCTATCAATAAAGATGTTCTAATCTCTGAAAATAATCCTTGTAGGTTATCTAAAGCAGGAGCAACTGGAGTTAGTTCAAGTACAGAAATAAAAACTGTAATAAATAGTTCAGAACAATTTTTTAAATTATTTATACCCCTTAACATAGAAGTACTTCAAAATGACAGATTAGAAGTTCAGAGAGGTTCTAGCAAATATACAGCTAGAGCCTCTGCTCCTTTTAAATACCTTGACATTTTACCCCATCAAGAGATTGTATTGAAGGAAGTGGTAGAAAATGAAGATTGAGGGCATGGATGATTGGCTAAAAAAGATAGAAACTCTTAAAAAAGAATTTCCAGAACGAACAGAAATTTTTTTAAAACAAAAAGCTGAACAGTTAATAGATGAAACTAAAAGAAATACTCCAGTTAAAAATGGAACTCTTAAAAATGGTTGGCAAAGAGAAAATGGTGAAGCATTCAAGCAAATAGTGTTCAATCCAGTTTCTTATGCAGCTCATGTTGAATGGGGGCATAGACAGGAAGTAGGTAAATATATTCCAGCTATAGGAAAGAGATTGAAAACTCCTTTTGTAAAGGGTAGAAAGATGTTACACAAGGGAATAATAAAAATCAGAATGAATTTTTACAGAGATTTAGACAAAGTATATAAGAACCTAATTGAAAAGTAGGTGTACAAATGAAATATTCAGATATTAAGGGAGCTTTAATTACTACAATTAGTAAATTAGGGCTTCCTGTTTTTTATGAAGATATAAACAAAATTAAAAGACCTTGCTACTACATAGACTTAATAAACTATCAAAAAGATTTTAGGAGCAATTATAGAGAGTTTAAACAGTTAGACTTTGATATTATGTACTTCTCAAGTGATAAAGAAGGGAATAATAGTGAAACTATAGAGGCTTTGGAGAACTTAGATAATAACTTTGAAGTAGCAGGGAATAAGATATTGAGCATCTTATTTGAGGACAAATCTCTCAATAGATACTTAACTTTGAAAGATACAAGAATAAATATAGTTGATAACGTAGGACATTATAGTTTCTATATAGATCTATTTGACAGATATGGAAAACCTATTGATTATCAATTAATGCAAGAATTAAAATTGGAGGTAAATAATGAGTGAAATAGCTAAATTAAAAGAAACTAGAAGAACTTTAAATACTATGCTTAAAGCAGCAGAAGTAGGACAAATAAACCCTTATCCAGTTATCAAAGTTTACTTTGAAACTCTAGCAAGAACAGCAGTTCAAAGAAGCGAAAGAGGAATTTTAACTATACTTCTTACAGATACAACAAAGAATGATAAATGGACTACTATAAAGTCTGTAGCTGATTTAACAACAGAAAATTGGACAGAAGATAATATAGCTTTAGTACAGACAGCTTTTGAAGTATTTTCGCCTTATAAAGTTATGATTAGAAGAAAAGGTGAAGACGATGTATCTGTATTTTTAAAAGAGTTAGAAACTTTAAAAATAACTCATTTAGCTTGTCCAGAGCTTGAAACTTCAGATGATGCAAAAGTAGTAGCTTGGGCAAAAGGAAATACAAATAAAAGAAATGTTGTATATGTTTCTGCATTTGCTGACAACTCTGATGATTGCAGAGTTATTGAATTATCAAACAAAGAAGTTAAGCACAAAACAATAAAAACTTATGATCCTAAAAAATTTACTGTAATGGTAGCTGGAGCAATAGCAGGTTGTCCTTTAAACAGAAGTTTAGATAACATAACATTCCCTACAATTGTATCTGTTGACAATGTAGAGCCTGCAAATGGGAAATTTGCAATGTATAATGATGATGATGTTGTTAAATGCAGACTTGCAATTAATTCAAAAATAAAATTTGATAGCACTTGGAAACCTGGAACTAGATTTATTAAGATATTTGAGGGAATGAATATTGTTAAATTTGACATAGAGGATACATTTAAAGATTATTGGTGTGGATTATATATCAATGACTATGATAATAAAATTGCTTTCTGCAATAATATCAATAAAGTGTATTTCAAAGAGTTGACACCTAATGTGCTATCACCAGATTTTGATAATAAGATTGATATAGATGTAGATGCAAATAGAAGATACATAGTTACTGATGGAAAAGACCCTGACACTATGTCTGAAACTGAGATTAGAACTTATCCAACTGGCGAGGATGTATTTTTATATGGGCAAGTTAGATTTTCTAATACAATGGTTAATTTACAATTAGGAATTCAATATTAGGAGGTAAAAAATGAGTAATAAAGTAGAAGCATTTAGAGTTTTAAATGGAGCTAGTGGGACATTAAGAGTAGACAATCAAGATATAGCTGAGGTTACTGGAGTAACTGCTGATGTTGAAATAACTAGAGAAGATGTACAATGGGGTTTAGGAGTAGATTCTAAAATTGTAGCTGTAAAGGGTAGTGGAACAATTACTGTTGATAAAGTTTACTCAAGATTTAGTGAAGTATTTGAAGAACTGTTAAAAGGAAAAGATAAAAGATTTGACTTATACTTGAAAAGTGCGGATCCAGATTCTTTAAACGGACAAATAGAAACAATTAATATTCCTAACTCATGGTTAAATAAATTACCTTTAGGTTGGGGAGAAAAAACAGCTAAACAAACAAGAGAATTTGAATATGGATTTAATCCAATGGAATCTTCATTCAATGATAAAATTAAATAGGGGGTATAGTAGTGTTAAATATTAAAGAGCTTATTGAAAAGGCTGTAAAAGAAAAAGAGAGATTTGTAACAGTAAGAATAGAACAGATGGATGGAGAAATAAAGTTAAGAATTCCATTTTCTAAAGAGTTAGAAGAGCTAAGAGAAAAACATAAAGGTAAATATGAAGATATGATGTATGATTTAATATACAATTGTTGTGAAGAGCCTAGATTGAACTCTGATGAGTTATTAAATCATTTTCAAAGTAAGGATATTCCTTATAAAGTTGTTGAAAAGGTATTTGGACAGGGAATTTCTGAAAGTATAGCAAATATAATCTTAGATGAAAAATCTAAGGAAAATAGTGTAAAAATTTTACAAAATAAAGCAGATGAGATAAAAAACTCATAGATAGTGACTGGAGAGTCCATGCAGTTGCTATGGGAGTAAATAAAGGACATTCATTAAAAGAGTTGCAAAGTTATAGTGATGATGAGCTGTTATTCTTATTATTAGCTTTAAAATAATTAATAATTGACTACGTATAAAATACGTGTTATAATTGTATCGAGGTGGTTGAATGAGCTCAAAAGACCTTATGAAACTACTCAAGAAAGACGGTTGGTATCTTGATAGAGTGAAAGGTAGTCACTATCAGTTTAAACACCCATCTAAAAAGGGTATAGTGACACTTCCACATCCTAGAAAAGATTTACCAAAGAAAACTGTTGAGAGTATTTTCAACCAAGCTGGGTTATAATGCCCTGCTTGGGCCTCAACTTTAAAAGGAGTGTGATCTTGTGAATTTAACTTATCCAGCAATTATAACATATGAAGATAATGTTTTTTACATTGGCTTTCCTGATTTTGAAAAGGAATTTTATAACACTTATGGAGATACTTTTGAAGAAGCTGTGGAGATGGGAAAGGAATACCTAGTTTTATTGCTAGAGGAGTTAGAAAATGAAAAAAAAGAGTTTCCTACTCCTAGTAAGATAAAAAAAGTAAAAGAGTTGCTAGAAGATAACCAAGAATTAGTTTATATAAGTTTAAACTATGAGTATGAAAAATCTTTAATAAAAATAGCCTATGTTAAGAAAACATTGACAATTCCTAGTTATTTAGATATTTTAGCAAAAAATAAAAATATAAATTTTTCACAAGTTTTACAAGAAGCTTTAAAAGAAAAATTATTAAATAAATAAAACAATGAACCTCAGATTAACCTCTGGGGTTTT